GTAGCCGTCGTGCCATCTCATCGAAGTCGTCGGTAAGCCGGGTTGGGTTAGCGTCGCTGAGTAGGAAACCTGCAAGGTTTACATCCATGCCGTCGCGAACCACCTTTGTGGGAACAGCAGCGGAACTGTCTCTCAACTCTGTCAACAAACGTGCAAACGTATCCTTACCTTGCGTATTCCAAAAATCGGGACGACCCGGAACATTATGGGTGATACGGGCATCGCCGGTAGCCTTCAACGCTTCTTTAAATGCAGGTTGCTGGGCATGTCTAGCAGCAAGAATCTCTCTCATTAGATCCTCGGTAATAGACCTATCGGTTTGTATTTTCCTGCCACGCTGTTTAGCCGCAGCGCCCGTGGCATCCTCGAATCCGGGCTTATAGTCAAGCGAATCAAGCCTCATCTGAAGATATTCGAAAGTTTTCTCAGCCTTCTCCTCCAATCGCGCCAATCCCGTTCCCAAACTTTTCTCTGGGATTACAACTGTTGCACCACTGGGGATCTTATCTAACGCCTTATCGATAGCCCTCTGATTAGAAGCAAGTTCCGTATCTGTGAAGAAGGCATCGTCATTCATCGTAGGCTTTTTCTTCGTCGGGATACCAATAGCATTTGGCTCATCCCTAATAATTGCCTGCCCACCCTTTCCGGTTTCTTGAAGGTTGTCACCGAACAGATAAAACTTCTCAGGATTTGCACGAAGTGTGGCAACATCCATATGGGCTATACGCTCAACAACATGACCACCTGACTTGAAGGCTTGATATGCCCCTTCTGCTGTTTGGAATGTGTGACCTCGGAACTCCAATGGCGCATTATGGAAGTTCGATAGCACATCGTCTGGGCCTCGAACATTTATGGCTCCAGCAGAAGTAGGAGCAGCAGCAGTAGGAACATCCGGAACCGAATGCAACCGAACCTGTGACGGATCAGGATTCAACTGGCTTTCGTCAATACCTAACCGCCTAAATACTCCAGAGTCAGTAGCCAACTCACGAGCACGCCACGCCTCCTTAGACGAATCAAAACCATCCCTAAAATGCTTACGCGCGTGCAGATGCCCCAACCGCACATGCTCTATCTCATGCTCCCAAGTCAAAGCAGCATGACCAAGATACCCCTCCAACGGAGAATCAAGAGTAAGCACCTCATCAACCAAATGCCCATTGACTATCTTTAAGAACTCATCCGGATTCGTTAGATCCCGAGCCGTGATGCGAATCAATCCACCCGGTTCCAAATTCTCACGAACAAATGCAGAGTCAATACCCAATCCCGTTTTCCACAACTTGTACCGCTCAAACGAGCGAGTTGTTCCATATTTTGGATAATGACTTTTTATCTGTGCAAGATTCATATAAATTACTGGACGCCCAGTATCATCAAATCGTGCAAACGCATTGGTATACAGTGCCTCACCTGTTTCCGGATCAGGCTTAACCGTTAGATTGTCCTTATACCCACTCGGCAAATCATCGACAGACGAAAAAGATTGACCATGCACATCTGATGTTGGTTGAAATAGGTCGAACGGTTCGGCAGCAGCAGAAGTAGGAGCAGCAGCAGCAGCAGACGTAAGATCCTCAACCGAATCGACCGGTCCGCCATAACGTGGCCGCAACAGATCGTGCCAAATTTCACGCTGCTCTTCAGGCAACAACTTTAGAACATCGTCAATCACATCCTCCCACACAATTCCAAGTTGTATGTTCGGAGAAGCAGGCGTATCAAAAGCCTTCCGCAACTTATACAATACATCTGGGTCTGCTTCCCGCAACAGCGTGATTACTGCCTGAGAAGAAGACATCGCAGGGATCGCCTCAACCGCAGGCAAGACACGCTCCTCTGTTTGCGTGCCAGCCTCATAAACTCGTATAATGGTCTGCCCCTCTTCGACAGACTCATCAACATAATGACCTTCCTTTAAGGCACTTTCACGCAATCGCCTGAAGTGGCTTGCCCGTTGCGCCCCCGCGCTAATCGTTTCGGGGCGACCAATTCGGGCACCATCATCGACACGCACGCCAGCAGAGAACGCTGCCCGCATCGCATCTTCAGTACCAGAGCCGACACGTTGTCCCGATGCTCGCGTAGCACGATCAGCCGCAGTAAGTGCATCCGGCCTAATGTGTTCTACATCAAAGGAGATCAGCCGGTTTGCTTCAGCGTGTGTAAGCAAATCAGTAGTGACCACCTCATCACCACGCGTAACCTTGATTTTCTTCGGTAGCCTAACGCCCGGTGTTGTAGCCGGTCGTGACCTCATTTCTCGCAGCACCCGGTCAGGATTCTTCGTCATGTGCATATCCAAAGGATTCACATTATGGAAATTGTTTTCATCGGTAATGATCTGTCGCGCTTTCACGCGCACCAAAATCCGGTCACCCCTAACGCTTTTCAATTCGATAATCGCCCCAACATTAGGGACATTATCTGGATTCAACCTTGCCCACTCAGCAAACGGAACAACCAACTTCTCAGACAAATAGTTATCTTTGCCCAGAGTCCCAGCCAACGCCGCAGCGCCACGACCAGTCAACCCCGTTACAGTAACATCTCCAACCTGAGGTCCCATCCCCTCGCCGGGATGAAACGCAAACACAGCATCAGCATTCCCACGCGCAGGAACATCTGGAGGAGCATCATGTGGGCGACCCTCCAACATGCGACGATTACGAATCGGCCCAGCCTTACCCCCACGCGACCACGATTCTGGACCAGTCTTCGGCACATAGTACCGCTCCAACTTAATGTCACGACCTGCTTTCTGCATCTTAAGCACAGTCTCTTCCGCATACCTATCTACCCCAGCGGCACCACCGACACGCACAGTTGACCCATCCGGAAGCGCATTCAACGAATCATTGATCGCCTGCTTGATTCGATCAATCTCAGCCTTGGGTAGCGGAGCGCGATTCTTTGGAGTAAACCGAGAACCGGTAACCATGACAACAATTGGCTCCGCGACCTCTTCCAACTCAGATGAAATAACGCTAGTCTCAAATTTGAAACGACCCGGATCAAACGCCTGAGTCGTCGCTGGCCTACCCGCCCTGCCGCCAAACCGTGCCTGCTGTGCAGGTGGCAGCGTCGCGATCAGACGCGCTGCGATTGGCTTCAGTGACGCATCCTGCACCTCTGATACGTAATGAACCAACTCTGCGAGCATCGCCCGGCTACCAATATCATCGGGCAACTTAGACAAATACTGCGCTATTGCAATAGACTTGGAGACTTGGTTGCCATCGGCTCCCACGTTAGTAACCCACTTCATTGCCGTACGCGTATAATCAATCGGCAATTTAAGAAGTTCCGGAACCGTTGATCCAAGCCCTTCGCGGCGCATTACAGAACTCAGCGCGTTCTTCTCAAAGTTTACATACGTATCGAACGTCCCGAGGATATTCTTCATTTGCTCATCAAGAATCGTCGGGTTTGTCATTGCGTAACCAGTCAAAAAGATTCTCAACTCGTGATCTGGATCGTGTCTCTCCAAGAAATGCTTTGCCATTTGACGACGAGTAGGCATACCAAGCCGCGCACCCAACTCTGACATCGACTTCGCATACGAGCGGGCTATTGCATTACCCATCTCGAATGCGCCACGGCCAACCATTGACAAAGGATTCTGTTCAACGCGTGCCAACTCTGTAACACGCGCCCTTTCAAAAGCATGTAAATGTTCATCAGCCGTCAGGAACGCCCATCTCGCGCCTTCCGTTTCAGCGGCCTTCTTAATCGCTTTCGTTGTAATCGCGAAATCGCCAATACCTGCGATCTCATTAAATGAACGCCACAGACGAGACACCGGCTTCCAAAGCATCGCCTCGTATGCTTCGTCACCCAGCCCCTCAACTTCCTTAATGACCTTGCGGCCATACTCATCCCACACAACGACACTGCCCTGTGCCTTACGTGCCGCTTTCTGGTATACCCAATGCTTCGGTCCTTCACGCAGCCACCACGAGAACAACTCCTCGCCGCCATTACGAGCAACGTAACCCAATCGCAACAATACGGCTGGTCGCCAAGTGCGGGCAATCATCTTATCTATCCACGGTAATGGAGTCCCCCACCCAATCTTCCGGTAAAACGCCATGTATTTAGAAACTGCCGCCAATTCACGGTAGTTAGGTATCACATTCATACGTGACAACTGCGCTTCATGTGCAGCCGAACCCAAAATGGCGCGCTTCAACCCCAGTCCCTCATACACACCAACGAAATCATTTTGAAGCGCCGAGTAATGAGCATTACCGTGCCGGATGAAACGCTTAATAAATTCTTGAACGTCGCGCCCACCTTGCGTCAACGCTCCACTACGCCCAAGGAAATCAAGAGTAAACTGGGTTTGTACCCACCAACGCTGTGCCTCGTTGCCAGTAATAAACATACGCAGATAATTATCCAACTGGATACGCGGCACCTGCGCCATCAACCCCATATCAATAAGTGCTTTGAAATCCGTGATTGCATCTGCACCCAACACATCAATATGGGCCTGCTTGGGTACGTACGTTGTTAACTTCTCAGCCCACCGCGCCGGGTGATACGCCAAGAATGTAAACGCAGACTTTGTTTGCATCCCCTTACGAGTCATCCATGACACCTCGCCGTTCATGCTCCCAACAGCGTGCAACTGGTCATAGAAATGGTTACGCGCCGCACGCGCAGCACCCGCAAACGGAATATCCATCGGCTTACGACCCGGTAGCAATTTTCCATCCGTCACCTTAAAGCCCTTATCCTGATACCATCTCAACAACGGATCAAGGTGGCCGTCTTCAAGAATAATATTTGGAGCATCTTTCGCAGCGGTATCAGCAGCCCTCTGGATCTTTGTCAAATCGTCTGTATTCAAACCCAACCGCTCACCCATCAACATTTGCTCATGTGGATCGCTTTGGCTAAGAATCCGCGCCAACGCGTCTTCATCCAACGGACGCGACAACTCAATTACTCTATTAGCGACATCTTCAATAACGCGAGCCGAAATATAATCGGTTTGTCCAGCAATATAATTTGCGGCCAACCGGGCCATGTCCTCATCAACCTCGGGAGTCTTCAATCCAAAATCAAGAATCTTTCGCATATACTGCTTGCCTTCAATCCACCGGGCACCAGCAGCCCCGATGCGCGGCAACCACATCGCACCCGGATCAGTCCCACCAAACGACGTTGTTAACGCTTTACGACCCGGCGCATCCTGAAGAAACGCCCAATACCCCTCACGAGTAGATAGGTCCGGCGCACGCATAAACATCCGCCGATCCATACGCTCCAACATGGCTGCATCAACAACGATACGTTCACCGTTGGCACCAACGATTACGTCGCCTTCCTTCGTAGCAGTTGACATGGAATCACTAACCTTGAATACGTCGGCATCATCCGTATGAAGAAATATTTTGTCACGCTGATACGCATGCCAGTTCCGCATATCGTCAATAACCGGGTCGATACCACGAAAGTCACGAGACAACTGGTACAACAAATCATTCTTACCAGTATTCTTAATAGCAGCCTGTTCCAAATCCCATCGGTTTAACGGCTCCAACCCATCGACTGCGCGCTGATGTCGAATCGCTATCATCTCATCGTCAATCGCATTCAGCGCCTCGAACGCTTCGTTGATCCGACCAATCATACGATTCTGTGCGTGCGACTGTATTCGAAGATTTAGATTCGTTGCATTAATCATTTTAAGACCGCGATTACTAGCCGCCCATTCTGCAACTTCGGCTCCGTACTCACCCAACCCTTCTTTAAATGCCCTCGCATATGCAGGAGTGAGGGACCCCTTTGCTGTTCGCAAATGAGCAACAGCGTGCTCAACTTCGGTCATTCGCTGTGCGAAATGGATTGCCTCATATGTGTTACCGCCACGGATACCAGCCTTAGCCTGACGAAATACCTTTTTGAATACCCCTCCGCTATACATCAACGGATCCAAAAGGATCTCTACCGCCATCGCACCAGAGAACCCAACCGTCTTACCTTGCCACGAATCCGGATCGACATCAGGCAATGCGCCAAGATTATGTTTATTGAACGCCCGTATCGAATAATTGAATCCGTCAAGCCTGTGCGATTCCAAAATCTGCTGCGCTTCCATGTGTGCAGCCCCATCAGATTCGCGCTGCCACTGAAGAAACTCTGCACTTACACGCTCCGGGGACCAACCCTCCGCCTCGCCACGATCAATAAGTCGCTGCTCAACCTCAGCGGCGCCGCCTGCAAGATACGCCCGCAGCATCATCGTGCGTTTAGTACCAATCAATTCGACAGCCTTCTCTACCGATTCGTCAGTAAAGGAATTCTCTTCGATCTTCGTTTCGTTCCAAGCATGTCGCCACTTAGGAGGCTTCGCAAATACAAACGGATCATTACTCTCATCCATATGGGCCAACGATCTACCAAGCCGCTTCGCAAATCGGTTAGGTTTCTCTGCACCGTATTCCCACAAAGTGCTTGCAGCCTTACCCAACGCAAAACCGACAGCCGACACAGGAGCCAACAACCCCTTAAAAGCCGTACCTGCAAACGAATCCGCTATCACTCCCTTATCTCTAAGGAACTCCTCAGGAAGAAGCGGATTGTCCCAAGTAAAGATTCTCTCGAAAAGACCCTGATCTTCCTCTTCCTTTGGCGACTTCAAACCAGAAGCCAACAAAAGATTCTGCGTCTTCGGAGGAAGACGATTGAATTCAGCGTTCCTCGTAACCGGCGGCAAAGCCTCCATCTGCTGCCGCAACATATTCAAAGAAACTTGGTCGTTCGCCATGAATAGCGTTTCCAGCATATCGTCATTCGACAACGACGACGCTGCAAGATTAACCAACGATGTTGGATCCTGCTCAAAGAAACGGCCCGCGCCAGAATCCATGATCATGCCCATGCGATGCCCATAATACTCACTGTTTAACGCGTTTGGGCTATCGGGAAATAGTTGCTGCCGAGCAATCGTCGGTCGCCATTTAGCCATTACGCATATAGGCTTCCATTTGCATAGCGGCATCCTTTACAATTGGATCGCCGCTATTTACAGCCCACTCTTTAAGAAGAGTCGCTGCTCGCATCTCGTTGGTAATACGCAACGGTTTTGCTGGCCGAACCATGCCCTTGCCGGGAGCAGTCAACGGAGTAACCGTGTTCGGAAACTGTTGCGCGACATCGACTGGCAGCGGTTCCAACCCGGCAGGTGGTCCGGCCTGAACTGGAGTTGGACCCGAACCAGCGGGTAGTGGAATACCACCCTGCGTCGGATCCTGAGCAGCAAGATTAGCCCCTGCCTCACCGTATGCCGCACCAGCCTCCAAACCCGGAGCCTGCGGTGGTTGCGTCCTCTTCTTGCGGGGCATTACTTTGTCCTCAAAGCATCCACGAGTTGCCGCGCAGCCTCAGGAGAGAACTCATTAGAAGGCGGAGCCTCCTGCGGAGCCATCCCCTCAGGGCCAGCAGCCAAACCAGCAGCCATCTCCGGGGGAATAACCTGACCCTCGCCCGGAGGCGGAGCCGCAGCAGCCTGCTCCTCCCTTATCTCCTCGTCAGCCTTCTCAATGGCTTGAAAAATATCCAACCCCTTCTTGCGATGCTTCTCAATCTTAGAGACATACACCACAGGCAACTGACCCGACAAAGCCTGCTGCTGAATCGCAGCCATGACTGCCTCCTCCAACTGTTCCTCATCGACACGCCTACCTTCTGCCTCAGCATCCTCAATATACGGATGCTTGGTCCTGAATGTTCTAAGACTAATACCCTTCATGCCCAACAACTGGCCCAACTGGATAGTCGTTCCCTGAATGTCAGCACCGGGAATCGAATGCGACACCACGTTATCGAAAATCTCAAAGTGTTCATTCGGTGTGAACTCAACTTGACCAAAGTCACCCGCATAGCCAGTGAACATAGAGAACTTCTTGCTACCGAAATACCCCTTGTAGGTAGCGAAGATACACTCGTTTAGATGAGGAAGATGAGCCTCCATAATTTCTTGAATTTCTTGGATACGCGGATCCAAGGCGGCTCCCATGAGGGCGTCGATACCTCGTCCGGTACGCAAAGCCCCGTATGTTTCACCACCAATTTGAGGTACGGTTCCGGTAGAGATGCGCGCATTACGCTCCAACCTGTCGATGGCTATATTGGTTGTCGGGTCAGGTGACGACCGGAGTTCTCCGATTTGTTCAGCGTCAAGTAGAACATTGACTTGGCCTTCGCGTCCGTCTTTCCACTCCCCGCCGACAATCATCGGTACCTGACCCGACCGCCCGATTATATACCTATCAGGGAAGATAGCCTTCTCTTGGGCCATAATTTCTAACGCCATCATCTTAGACATCAGATCCACAATGCCGACAACCTGCGAAACCGACGATGCGATACGATCCAAGGTAACTCGCCCCGGCGTAATCACACATGGCATCCCTGCCCTATTGGCTACACGCGACAATTCCTGCGTGGCTCCATGATGACCGTACACCTGATTGAAATGTTCGTACCGTGGCCCCATGATTCCGATAACGATCTGCTCGTCATCAAGCCATTCAACAATGTCCCATAGTTCCTGATCACTCTTGCCGTCTGGTGGGATAACGCCACCATTCTCCGACATGGCTTGCGGGTAATGGCTACGAATCCAATCCCCGGACTTGCCGTAAATGAAACCAATGTTCGCAGGAGGATCCACATCCTCGTAAGCCTTGGGTTCAGGATAGACACCAAGAGGATCGCGGACATCTATACGAGGCATACCCTTATCGAAATCAGGATGCACAACCAGACATGCTGTCGCATAACCCGCAAGATGCCTGTAAGCCCGTCGAATCTTTATCTTATACTTCGACTGGTACCAAGTAGAAGCCAACGCGCGGCGACGAATATCAGCATACTCGCGCGACCGGACGCCACGCTCCTTGGAACCATCAACAGCAGGGCAACCAATGAACGGCATAACCGATGCTGCACGCTGGGCTACCGCATCAATGTTCTCCGAGATCAACGCAGGTGTCAACGGAGGAAGAACAGGCTCGTTCTCCATCGACGGCAACGGAATAACATAGTCACCGTTGTAACGTTCCTTGACTTCCAGCATACGCGCCAATAGCGGCGATGCGTTTTGCTGTCGGATCTTAACGATCCCCACGATTTCTTCAAAAGTATACATCAAAACGCCCTACTGGAAGCCATAGATGTCCTCCACGGTAGTCCATTATAATTGAATTGTGAAGAGTCTACATCAAATGCTTGTTTGCGTTGCCGCCAAAGTATCCAAATAAACCACAAAGCCATCACCTGATCTTGACGCAGCCGTGTTCCCCGCTTCAACGGACGCCACGCCTTCAACTGACGAATCAACTGGTCGGCCTGATGGCGGGTAGGCCCATCGTCAGCGTAAGGGATCTCAATCTCTTCTCGCATAAACGACAACGCCATCGACGGGACACCAATCGTTTCGTCGTACTTGTTGACCCCAGTCAAATGCTCCCGCACACGAAACCCATACCGGTTAGTCATCTCCACTAGACGCTCGTCCCGCGACAGCCCCTTCTGGAACACCATTGCTTCAATGATCACATCTGAAACAGTTGACCCGTTCTTGAGACAACGCTGAATAGCGTCCTCAACAACGCCGAGGATCTGTTCGTTACGAGTTAACCCAGTATCTTCCCGAATGAAAAGAATCTTAAGTTTGCCTTCGTGCGGCGTAGCAGCCACCACACAGTTGTTTGAACCAAGAGCAGGATCAACGCCGATATAAACACTACAATTTTCGGGTGGGTCATGGGTCACCGACCGTAAAGGATTAAGGCACTTTTGGATAGAATCATCTGTAAATGTAGCAGATAAAGACGAAGTAGGTTCCTGCATATAGTTACGTGACCATGCCTCCTCCCCCACCTTGCGTTTAATACGATCCAACGATTCCAACGAAAACATTTCAGGCCACAACGGCTCCGGTTCACCCTCATCATTAGTGATAATCGCCGGAAATTTGATTACCTGCAAAATATCGGGATCGATCTCCGTCATCACCCGCTCATAGAAGTCATCTGACCCGACACGGGTACCGTTAATACTGGTTCGTCCTTTCTCACCGGGGCGTGTCAACCAGTCCTGCCGGAACACCTCGAACATCTGGTCGGTCAAATTCAACGACACCCTTGATTGAATATCGTCTATATGAAGATGATCAGTACGGGTACCAGCGATCTTTGACCGCCAACCCAACCCAACCATCGAATAGTCGCGCTCATCATGCGTCTGTTTCTTGAACACATTGAAGTAATCGGCACCCCACGCCTGCACCGTCTTACGACCAGACTGATTCTGGGGAACAAACGGCCCAAACTTGGCTACATACCGGGGATACGGGCCGTGAGGCTCCATACGGCTACGGATACGACCAAGAATCTTACGAGCCATATCAGTTCCCTCTGAACCAACGGTGATACGGAACTCTGGGTTCAAAGCCAACTTCTTGCAGAAGTAATCCTCCGCCAACGTGGTCTTTCCATGCTCCGGAGGCCACAAAATGAGGGTAATGTTCCCCGGCGGGGTGTTTTCGTAGGCGTTTATTGCCTCAATATGGAAGAAAGGGGACATATGGCCGAAATAGTCGCCTCTAAACGACGCAAACGTCCCATCCCATGTCTCGGCACCGCCTTCAAGGAGGGCTTTGTGGCGGATAGCGTCCGCTTTCTCCGCGAAACCCGGTATACGCTGCCTCCACTTGTCGTAAGCGGAGCGTGTCACCCCTGCTATGGCACATGCTTTACTTATTTTGCCGTGTTCCTCTAACCCCGCCAGAAAAATGGCGCGGTTCGCCTCACCCCTGTCCTTTGAGGGGTTCGGATCTGGCAGAACGTAGGCCAGTTTCTTCACGAATGGTCAAATACGGATTTGCCGACTTTTAATTCTACGACTTCCATCGCCTTGACAGGTGTAGTACCCGTGAACTTGACAGTATGTGTACCGATCTGATCCAAATCAACATCGGCGTAGTAGATGCCAGTCTCGTCGCTACTCGCATTTACCTCTACGTTGTCACCTGACGGCTTATGATGTAATGCCTTATTCGCAGGATCTAAAGTTGTGTTTGTTGCCACATCATTAGAAGTAAATGTTGCAGTAACCCGCACCTGATCGTCTTTATCGTATGTAGCCATTAAACCCCCACAGTAATAGAAACATCATCTAATAGTTCAACCGCAAGTGTAACATCATCTTGTAACGTTGTTGTAATAGTTACATTCGGAAGAATCTTATACCAAGTAATATCGGCCACCACCGCAGCCGAACTTGTAACACCACCCGCAATCGGGCGTTCTTTAACAATCGCAGCCGCGACAAGAGCCGAACTCGTAACATCACCCGTAATCGGGCGTTCCCTAACAATCGCAGCCGTAACCGCAGCCGAACCAGTAATCGCCGCAGCAATGGACGCCTCTTCAAGAACAGCCGTAACTACCGTAGTGGCAGCCGCGACCGCAGCCGAAATAAAGTTTTCCATTTGGGCTGCTGCTGTTACAGTCGCTGAACCAGTGATCGCAGCCGCAATGGACGCTTCTTCAACTATCGCCGCCGTGACTGTTGCTGTACCAGTAACCGCCGCCGTAATGGCATGAGTTGTGACACCCCGATAGGAATGAACGGTACTTCGATAGTCAATCCCTGATTGGCGATAGTCGATAGCCATTATTCCTCAAGCGCCGCCAAGCGGGCATCCTCAATCACCTGATCGGGCGGGTTGAACGGCCACACAACCTCAGACACACGACTGTACACCGATGGTAGATCCCTGAGAGCCTGCCTGTAGGTAGCCCATTCCTCAGCGGTGTGGTCACCTAAAGCAGCGTCACCCAGTTGGGTCCAGTCTGCTGCTGCCAGCATTCCGTCACGCTGGGAGCGGACCATGCTGAGGTCTAGGTCAGCGGCCTCAGCCCGAGCCGTCAGTTCTGCTTCTTCTTCTGCTGTCAGGTCGTAGTAGACCCCGTTGACAACTTTCTGTCTAGCCATATCTATGCTCCAGTCACGCCGTATAAAGTAAAGGTCGAATATTGCATCATGTCGTCGCCTGTTTCCGTTATACCGACACAATCAACAGCGGACGTTGACGACCACAACCCCGCTACGGTATGTACTGACCACCGAGTGGTGACGCTGACAACCATGAAGTTGGCGGTGCAGATCACCTGCTTGTAGCCCGTCGTGTTCGCATAGTTCGGAATCCAAATCTTGAGCGGGCTGAACGAGTCAGCGAGGGCGTCGTCACCGTTGACCCAGAGGTGGTCGATTGTAGTAGCCCCCGATGTCCGACCCGATGTAGGCGCGGCGTTCGACGCATACATGACCGTGTCCGAATAGTTGGTGCCAGTGTCCAGACTGCCGTTGCCCATCTGGAAGTCAACCTTGTCGTCCCAATCCGACTTCGATGAGCGGATTGACGCAACAATCAGCAGATGGTCGTAGGACGACGGGATGGAGGTCACTTCCCACGACGCTGCTGCTGCGCCGAGTTCGGTGTGGTCGATAACGGTGAAGGCAGCCATTATGAGGACGCCAGTCCGAATAGGGTGAACTCAGAACCACGGGCGAAATCTGAGCCGTTGTTCGGATATATCTTGAACTGAGTAACCGCAGCCACATTGTCCCACAGGCCAGTACCGAACGTCACATAGGTATAGTCGGCAATCGTGCCTGTGTGGTGCATGAGGGTCGTGTTCTTCGATCCGTTTCGGTAGTCCAAGATGTCGCATACGAACGACCCGTAAGCCGTGCTTGTCGCTGTGGTGGTCGGCATCCAACTCGCAGCGTGCGCCCGCACCTGACCGTGTTCGGCGCCCGCCGCTTCTGTGGTGCTGTTGCCGTACATGACTATTGTCTGATAGTTGGCACCAGTATCCAGATTGAACTGGACGGCGACAGGCTCCAACGCCGAAGCACGGTCGGTGCGAACGCTGCCCCGTAGTTGCAGATGCTCGTAGGAGCCGAGCGAACTGAACGTGATCGACGTTACATCAGCCTCCAAGTAGACGGTTTCGATTGCTTCGATAACAGCCATCAGGCAACCATCCTTGGCAGCACACCGAATAATGAAATCGTTGAGCCATCTTTGAGATTCGTTCCGAACGATGGATAAAACTTGATACTCGTAATCGGCGTCTGCTTCTTGTGGGTGCCCGCCCAAAGGTTGACTTCCCCGCCGCCATCCCAGTCGGCAGCCGATTGGCCTACCAAAGTTTTGTATTTGCCACTGTTCACATCAAAGAATGTGGTCACGACGGAAGCAAAAATGTTCGCAGAATATGTAGCGTCCGCCGCAGAGATAACCCCCACAATGCACCCATTGCTGTCCCCGCCATATGTGTAGGTGGCTGCGGATGCGCCTGAACCGTTGCCTCTGAGTTTCTGCGTGACGTACTGAGCGGACGCTGCGGTGTCACCGCTGATCAGCACGCTGTACCAATCGGAGTCTGCTACACGATCACTCCGTACATAGGAAATCGCCACCAGATCCATGTATTGACTGAAGTCGCCCACTTGTCCGTCGTCGGTGGATGTAAACGTGATGCTGGCCGTGTCCGACGCAAGCGTTGTCGTGGCGATACCGACCCATGCCTCACCGTCAGTGAGAACACCGTCAACGATGTATGCGGGATCAGCCATTATGCAGCCACCTCGTATCGGATAATCACAATGCCCGCACCGCCCGCACGACCAGAAGCGCCGCCCGTGCCGCCACCGCCAGTGTTCGGCGTCCCGCCAAAGCCGCCAGACCAAGTAGTACCAGTGAGGCTTTGCCCAGTACCACCGCCACCTGTGCCACCCGCACCTGACCCAGCACCAGAACCACCACCGCTGTAACCGCCTCCACCGCCGCCGC